TCTATCATTCTTACAAGAGCAGCACCTTCATAATAAACTATTTCACTTGGTATATTGTTATTTTCCTTCAGAGCGCTCCATACAAGAGGGTCACTAGATATAATATCGTAACCTACAAATCTCTCGATATTAATAGATGATCTTATGAAAAGACGTTGCGATTCAGAGGTGTAAATGGGAATGATATCAACATTAGGATTTGTTTCTGGTGGCTGTCCGATTAAAACAATAGGAGGATCTTCCTCTAAATGCCAAGTATCTTGAGGTCCTTCGATATTACCTCCCAAGGAATCAGAGCCATAATCTTCATTTAGAAAATATGATAATTGTCTCTCTTGATAACTTTGAACATTAGAATAGGCTGGTATCATTGTCTCTATCATAGGAGTAAATATTATCATAAATGGTGTACTCATTCTAGTTACCGTAATCTCAGATATTGTAATGTTAAACCATCTTGGAAGAATGGATGTTAGTATATTAATAATGCCCTGAAGAATATTAGGAGTATTAACAGTATCAGGCAATCTATCAAGAACAAACGTGAGAGGTTGTAATGAACTTATACCAATATCATGCTTTATATTCATAAGATCTCGAATACTGTCATCGTTCTCCAATGAAATAGTATAGATGTGTTCGAAAATATCATCATTCCTTCGAATAGTAAGATAGTTTATCACCTTAAATTCTCTTATTCTCTTGATAATATTGTTAGTAACACCATTTAATCTCGCGAACCAATGGAAAACAATCTGATTATCGATGATACTTGCCATTTAATATAACTGGATATCTTTATTTTGTCTATATTTTGTATATAGACAAAATTACTATATTGTGACATTAGGATATTATTTTTAGTTTTGTAATATCGAAGAGTTCTTTCATACCTAATATTGACATGTAACGATGAACAGACGAAGCAAACCAATTAGATGATAATCTAATACAAGAATTAGGATTAACTTTATTATTCTCTTCGTTTCTCACTATCTTTAATCTATCACCGATAGTGAGACCTTCATCTATTGAGGTAGAAGATATGTATTCTTTTGTATCAGCATTCCATTTAATTAAGGGTAACGATAATATAATATTATCATTACTCTCATCGTGAAGGGATAACTTATTAGCACTGTCTTCGAAATCATTAATAGAAATAGTCACTAATCTATCGATGTTATCCTGATCGAGGATAATAGATCTTTCGATAGGATATATTTTACTTCTACCATTCCAGGCTCTCATATACATAGTAAGGTAGAATAACTTCATGAAACAATCCTCTATTAATTTTCTTTGAGATATATTACTACTGTTATAATATGAATGAAGTCTTTTAATTCTATCATTGGTTTCATTCATATTAAATTCGATACTCTTAATGATACATAACAAATTATAATAAATCTCTCTCGATTGATTATTATAACAGATTCTCTTCAATTTCTCCATGCTAAGGTTACTATAACAATGAGGTTTATTGAATGGATTGACAAAATTCATATTATTCTTAAACAACTGATATATCTCCTCCACAGTAAATGCTGTCATTGATTCTGATCGGCTTCCATAACAAAGTATCGAATCTGATTTTATTTCTTCCACTATATCATATGTAAAAGGCGTTTCTTTATTTATGATATTAGGGTATTTTCCATAATACCATGTATCATCAATGAATGATAATTCTAACTTCTCTCTTTGGTTATTGAAAAGAGAATCTGTTCCATTAACAATATGACCTTCCTCTTGGACAAGATGAGAAAGAAGATCTGATCCATAACATTTATCAGGAATAATAGGATTCCATGTCTTATTGAGATCAATAAGATTTTTATTGAGTGCGTATAGATTTAACATGATACTATCGGAAGGAACATATTCCTTACCTTGAGAAGATTGTATGTTTTTGTATTCTTCAATGGGTATAATAGCTTTAGTAATATCTATTCGATATATCGTTGCTGCTAACCATATTGCTTCTGATGAAGTTACCGGTATTATCGCTTTTCTTAATTCTTCATTAGAAGCAAATTTATTACATACAGATAGTATACTATCATGAGAGAAAGTATCATGATCATTATGATGGTTACAAAGAAAAGGATCTACATTACTTGATATGATCATACTGATCAACTGCTGATTATCCATTCTCCTTACTATGTTTTGCGCCATAGTAAGTATGGTAGTGGAAGAGGAAAGAGAAAGTTTAACCATTCTCTCTAACATAATTGGTTCTGTTGCAAGAGAACATGAAATATTATTATCTAAGCAGTATCGATAAAGTAAACAGTAATTAACATTATGTGGATGAATCGATGTTTGAGAACCAATTGCGAAGTTAACATCTTGGAATTGAAAAGTAATGAGAAATTTGAACGCTTTTGTCAATGATTCCACTGACCACTTAACATGAATATTAGGATTGATAAATCTTGCGATATATCTTAATTCGGATGAAGTCCATGGTCCAGTTAATGAGACAGAATGATATATCTCATTCTTAGATATGCTATGAAAGAGTTCTTTAACATATTTTTGCGATATTAATTTATCTTCTTGATAAATTATACCAGTAGTATCTGCTATTTCCTTAAGAACACATAATGGTACTTTTTCATACGATGTTAGTTTATGATTAATTATTTTTAGTCTAGAAAGAATGTAGTTTGTCGAAGACATTGTTAACTACTAACGAATAAATGGAAAATATATCAAACAGGAATGAGGAATTATATGATGAATTGAAATCATATCTTCCTAATATATCTCATGATACGGATATCCCGATTATCTCTTATAATATAGAAAGAAATAATCGCATGATATATTTATTAATTATTCTACAATTTAAATGGTTAAAATATTCAAAAGGTAATCGTACAATCAACAACATTAATATCTTAGAGTATATCTTATTAAAGAAATTTAACATAGCAGAGTTATTAAATTTATTCGGTTTCACTCTGTATAGAGGAACAATAAGAGAATGTATTGAATTATTAGGATATATTATTGATATGGGACCATTATCGATACAAGATAAAGAAAGAAATAAATATCTCTCAGGACAATCTCGTGAATTATTGATACAGACAGCCTCTCGATTAAATATTACAAGTAATTTATTATTACACAATCTTACTAAGGAAGCTCTACTATATATTATATTAAGTAAATCGATACCAGAGGTATTCACTCCATATCTTCGCACTAATAATTATCATTATACTGATAATTTAAAACCATTAGAAGTATATTATCTAGCCATGTATCACAATACTAGATACTATGAACATCCCTATTCTTTCATGTATACAGAACAACCTCTTATTATGGACCCTTTCTGTATTATATTGGGAGATCAGTTCATCGATAATCCCAAAATAGTTGATGAGATTGCAAAGAGAATACAAGTAATATTTCCTTCTAGTGAGTATGATGTAATACAACAATTACATTATATTTTAGATAATCTATATGATTATAGTTTAGTATTTGAAAGGCCCATTGGTTTACCAAAAACACCTTCCTTCAACAAAACCGATGATTCCTCCACCATAATTGATAAACTCTCTCAGTATACTGATATCGAGCTATTCATTCTCTATAGTAAAATTCTTAAACCAGATTCTCAGTGGATATCAAGAAAGACTTTTCTTGTTAAGATTGCCATTATAATACAGAAGAGGATAAAATAAAACCATAAAATAATATCTCTTATGCAAAGAGATGTCCATCTATACAGTTTCAGTATGTGATGATGGCTCTTGTAGCAAGAGAAAATGCGAATCGTGCACTCTGCATCAGGAAATAAGTAAGGTCATTAAGTCAGAGCCTATTATCACTCCTTTCTATCGAGAAATTGGAGTGGATTTTCCCGATGGATGTCAACCATTACCAAGATGGAATTATAAGCCATATGATCTCTTTTGTCTTCAAACAAAAATGGAACCTTTCATCTATAAACTTAATCCTAAATACTCTATTAAATTTCTTTCTTATGAATTCGAAGGTAATATGCGAGTTTTCTTTGATTTAATGAAAGCAGGTGAATTCATTCCGATTAACAAAGAAAACTCGCTCTTAATACAAAAGGAACTAGATAAACAATATAATAAATATCCCGATCATTGTTTACTCATTGATTCTGATCATGTTATTTCTGGACTATCGCCAACATGGGTTTCTTCTATCTTACCATTCGTTGCTCTTGACGTAGATATGATTCTCGATTCCAGTGATACATCGACACGAATTCTTATCAAATTAGATCCAGACTCTCCTTATGCTGGAACACATGAAATTATCAGAACCAATTTATATAGTAAACTATATGGTATGTATAACAGTGGAATTATCCCTCTTGATCCCGTTCTTAATAAATCGTTCATTAGAGATTGGGGATTAATTGAGGTCGATAATTCAGAAGGAGATGACGCTCTATTAGAGGCAAAGATTTATCGAGAATCTATTGATAATAATCAAGTTGATGGATGGCCAGGAGAATCCACTATTTTAGTAGATACCGATGAACTTGACGAACTTCTTGATGTTATTGAAAACGTTACGGATGAAAGAATTGCTGATGGTAGTTATCTGTTGTACAAACCAATATGGAATGATTCAAGATTAGCATCTGATCGAATTCTTTTTCTTCTCGAAAGGATGTCGAATATGAAGAATAATTTAATAGGTATAGACATAAGTCTTGGTAACTTTACAACAAACTTCTGGAGAAGACATCTTGTCTCAAAGATATTACAACTAAAAGGGATTAAACATATCTTCTCTCGCAATTTCGTTTATTTCTCTGCTTCTAATATCGGAAGAGCTCTCTATATCTCTGATAATATCGCTTCTGGATTATCTGGAGATCTCAGTGAAATATTTGGTAACAATAACGTTTTTACTATGAATCTTGTCGATCCTTCTGATTTTGAGGTAGTAAGAAAGACAATTATTAACACAGAAATTAACAACGAAAAACTGTTGAAAAATTCTGATGTAATAATGTATGCAACAGATAAAGACATTATATTGTCATTTACTATTCCTTTGGAAGTAGATTATGAATCGTTTGTAAGAAATTATTCGGGAATCACCCTGTAGTAATCAATGTCTTCTGATACTCATCATATGTTCGAGAATGTATTATCGACAAGAATAATTCCTGATACCACTATTAATAGTAATGTGTCATCTCTTCATCTGTGTAATAGGTGTATGGAAAAAGAGATTACCATTCTAAATATGGGAGAGAAGAAGCGAAAAGAAATAAGAAGGATTCAAGAATTAGTAAATATGAGGAGATCTCTCATATTATCGTCGAAAGAACTTATTCAACTTAAGATTGAACATCAAACATTAATATCAGAAATCCTCTGTACGAATCCAACACAACAGACTAATTAAAAACAATTCTGTTCATATTTATTACTTATTACTTATTACAATGAGCATATCGATACCTATGTTGATATCGATATTTATTACTTATTACTTATTACTTATTACTTATTACTTATTACTTATTACTTATTACTTATTACTTATCACAGTGAGAATATCGATATCTATGTTGATATCGATATTTATTACTTATTACTTATCATAGTGAGAATAGATATCTGTCTTGTTACATCCAGGTAATATTGAGATATATTATAGAACCTGTAGCAATGTATGCAGTATAATCTCCTTGTGATGACAAGGTTACCGTTGGAGTAGACACATAAGGAGAATTACTTATTCCATTTGTAGGAGCAATATCTGATAATAGTCCAGCACTAGAAGACACTAGTGTCTTTATTCCAGATGGAGATACAACATTGATAATTAGATTAGCGAGATTAGTATTGTCACTTCTGCTTACTTGTATATTATTAACAAGATTACTAAAGTTAGTACTATACATTACAACAAAATTACCGATACCAGCACCAATTAAGTCTTGTGATGTTGTAGTTATATTAGAAGAATCTGTTATCTTCACCATTAAAAAGGTAAAATTATTACTCACTACACCTGTTAATCCTGTTGCTCCAGATGGTCCAGTTGCTCCAGATGGTCCAGTTGATCCTGTAGGTCCAGTATTACCAGTTGCTCCTGATAGTCCAATAGATCCGGAAAGACCAGTTGGTCCGGTAGGCCCAATCAGACCAGTTGGACCAGTAGAACCAGTAATACTTAATCCGATTGGACCAGTTGGTCCGGTAGGACCAGTAGACCCAGTAGGACCAATATTACCTA